AAGTTGTAAAAGAAAATTTAACTAAGGTTGATAGCTTGTTTTCTTTTCCTACAGAAAAAGCTATCGTAAAATCAATGCAAAAAACTAATGACAAAAATTAACGAACTTAAGTCTGACCATAAAAACGCTAGAAAAAGAACAGATCGTTCTGCCTCTTTAATACAAGAATCATTAGAAAGATATGGTGCAGCAAGATCAATAGTTATTGATGAAGATGGTCGTATATTAGCTGGCAATGGAACTGTAGAAGGTGCGAAAGCTGCTGGATTTGAAAATGTTCGTGTTATTGAATCAGATGGCAAAGAGATAATTGCAATAAAACGTACTGGCCTTACAGAAGATCAGAAAGTTGGTCTTGCTCTTGCAGATAACAGAACATCCGACTTGTCTGATTGGGACGCTTCAATGCTTCACCACCTATCAATGGAACATGAGATTGACCCTTGGTTTGAACCAGAAGATCTTACAGAACTAATGGACGATAGAACAGATGCAGAAGCACCAGAAGATTTTAAAGACGTTGATGAAGATATAGAAACAGAACATAGATGTCCTTCTTGTGGGTATGAGTGGAGTGGAAAAGCAAAATAATATTAGAGATATTTTTGAACATTTTTTACAGAATCTGCCAGACGGATTTGTTGTAGCAACCTCTGGTGGTATTTCTTCTGCTGCTTTACTTGCTTCTGCTGTTGCTGTAAATAAAAAACCTAAAGTTATTTCTTTTACATTTGATGATTTTGAATCAACAGATTTTATTCTTGCCAAAGCAATGGCACATCATTTTAATGTTGCTTTTTTTCCTGTATATTTACCATCCGATAAAAATAAAATTAATAATTGTGTTTCTACACTTATACATAAATATAAACTAAGAAAAAAGGCTCGTATTGAATGTTCTTTTCCTTTTTTATATGTAGCAGAAACCTTAAAATCCATTGGTATTACTACACTTGTAACAGGTCTTTGTGATGATGGACATTTTGGTTTATCTAAAAAAGCAATGATTCATTACAAGCATACGCAAGTAAAGTTTGACCAGTTTAGGCATGAATATTTTGCAGATCCAGATGCTGCTGGTCGTAAAGGCATACATAAAATTTGCCAAGACTTTAATGTTGATATTTTTAATCCATATTGCCACCCAAGTGTTTTTAAATTATATATTGGCAAATCTTGGGATGAACTCAATAGACCAAAACAAAAATATGCTATTCGTAAACACTTTCCAGAGTTAGAACAATTTAAACTTCCTAACCACACTAATTTACAATTAGGAGATAGCAAAATTGCACAAAGAGTAGGAAATGCGGTAATTTCAAAGTATAAACCTTATGCAAAGTCACCAGTTGGTATCTATAACAGAATCGCAAAAGGCATCTATGCCTAAACCACTTTACAAAATACCTTCTATGGAAGAAATAGAAGCAACTCCGTGGAATGGTTTTAAAGTTGCTTCAACATTTTCTGGCTGCGGTGGTTCTTGTCTTGGTTATCGTATTGCAGGATTTAAAGTTGTATATGCAAATGAATTTATAGAATCTGCAAGAGAAACTTATAAAGCTAACCATCCAAACAGTTTTCTTGATCCAAGAGACATAAGAAAAATAAATGCAGATGATATTTTAGAAAAGATAAATTTAAAAAAAGGCGAACTTGATTTATTTGATGGTAGCCCTCCTTGCGCTGCTTTTTCTATTGGTGGTAAACGTGAGGCTGGTTGGGGTAAGGAAAAAAAATATAGTGAAACAACTCAAAGGGTTGATGATTTATTTTTTGAATATGCTCGAATTTTAAATGGTTTACAACCTAAAGTTTTTGTAGCAGAAAATGTTGCTGGTCTTGTTCAAGGTACTGCTAAAGGTTATTTTAAACGTATACTTTCTAAATTACGAAATTGCGGTTACAACGTTAAATGTAAAGTCTTAGATGCACAATGGCTTGGTGTTCCACAGATGAGAAAAAGAACAATTTTTGTAGGAGTTAGAAACGATTTAAATATAGAACCAATTCACCCAAAGCCGATTCCTTATCAATATTCTGTAGGCGAAGCACTTATTGGTGTTGAAGAATCTAACGAATATAAACATATTGATCCAAATACAGAAACGTATCGTTTATGGAAACTTACAAAACCCGGCGATCAATTTTATAAAGCTGCTTTAAAATTAACTGGACAAAATAAATTTTTTTCTCATGTAAAGCAATCACCATTTCGTGTTGCTAATACTGTTGTACAAGGAACTATGGATAAATACCATTGGTCAGAACCTCGTTTGTTTACAATTCAAGAATTAAAACGAATAAGCAGTTTTCCTGATGATTTTATTTTATATGGTAATTTGTACCAAAAGTGGGAACGAGTCGGCAGAGCTGTACCACCACTTATGATGGCAAAAGTTGCTGAAACTGTAGCTAAAAAAATATTAGAAAAAATTTAAATGGATATACCTACAAACTGGACTTTTGAAACTTCAAATGTTGCAAGAGGTTTTGATCGTCATGTAAGAGAACAACTTCCATGGTATGACTTAGCAACAAATGCAATTCTTCATGTAGCAAGACATTATATTCCAGAAAATGGTCTTGTTTATGATTTCGGAGCATCTACTGGTAATATAGGCAGAGCATTAGAACCAATTTTAAAAGAAAGAAATGCACATTTAATTGGCATAGAGCCAAGTAAAGAAATGATTAAGCTATATGAAGCACCGGGCGAAATTGTTTGCAGCAAAGCTGAAACTTTTATTGCAAAAGATTTTGATTTATCTGTTTTATTTTTATGTTTAATGTTTATTCCACCAGCCAAAAGATTTAATCTTATGCTAAGACTAAGAGAGAAATGTAAACCCGGAGGGGCAATTATTGTCTTCGACAAGTTAGAACCGATTGGTGGCTACGCTTCAACTGTTTTCTATCGTCTTACATTAGCTGGCAAAAAAGCATCTGGTACAAATTCAGATGAGATAATTGAAAAAGAATTATCTTTGTCAGGTGTACAGAGACCTATTACAGAAGATCAACTTGCTGGCAATTTTATAAACTGGTTTAAATTTGGCGATTTCTCTGGATACCTTATTGAAAAAACAGCATAATGGCAGCATCCGGCACAACTCAAGCAGAAACAGAATTGCGTGTTGCAAGATGCGCAAGAATAATTGCCAGTGGTGGTAGAAGGTCTGATTGTATTCAATACGCTGCAAAAAATTGGGGGGTCAGTAAGAGAACAGTTGATAATTACTTAAAAGAAGCAAGAACACAACTTAGAGCAGATTGGGACATAGAAAGACCACAAATGATTGCTGATTTATTAGCTCAGTGCAGTACTTTACAGATGGAAGCAAGACGTTCTGGACAACTTAATATAGCTCTAGGTGCAATAAACACAGCAGCAAAATTAGCACATCTTTGTTCGTGAGTTTTTTAGATACTGTTACTACTGGTCATGTATTGCAAAAAGGTTTTTTAACTACTAATGTTAATACTGATAAACTACTAAATCGTATAAGAACAGATTTACATCCAACACAGCAACAGTTCTTTGATAATAAATCAGAAATTGTAGGTTTATCGGCTGGATATGGTGCTGGTAAAACTAGAGCTTTATGCAGTATGGCCATAAAACTAGCAGCACAGAATATTGGTTATATCGGGGCTGTTATGGAACCAACTGCCCCACTTATTAGAGACATTTGGCAAACAGACTTTGAACAGTTTCTTGAGCAGTATGAAATACCATATACATTTAGAGCTAGTCCATTACCTGAGTACACAATCCATTTTCAAGAAGGAGATAGCAAGCTACTATGTAGATCTTTTGAAAACTGGTCAAGAATAATAGGTTTAAATTTATCTCATGTTTTAGTTGATGAAATAGATGTTGTTAGTCCATCCATAGCAAACAGAGCCTTCCCTAAAATACTTGGACGACTTAGGGCTGGTAATGTTAGACAGTTCTGTGCAGCTTCAACGCCAGAAGGCTTTCGCTGGTTATACAACACTTTTGGTACTGATGAAGCAAAGGAACGCAAGGACAGGCATTTAATCAAGATGAGGACTCAAGATAATCCACACTTACCAGAAGATTTTATAGAACGCATGCAAGCAAACTATGATTCATCAATGTTACAGGCATATCTCAATGGTGAGTTTGTAAACCTTACAACTGGTCAAGTTTATGACCGCTTTGACAGATCACAAAATGTAATAACAGAAAAACCAGAAATACAGATAGAACCATTGCGGATTGGTATTGACTTCAACATAGGCAACATGAACGCTGTTATAGGAATTGTAAAAGATCAAAAATTATTAATATTTGATGAAATAACTAAAGCCCATGACACAGATGCACTTGCTCAAGAAATAAAAGCCAGATACCCTTACAATAAAATATATATTTACCCAGATGCCAGTGGAGGAAACAGGAGTACA